AAGGAGCCATCACAGGTACTGTATACACTATTAAATACTATAGTAGAAGAAGGTAGGCGGTTCGCTTCTGCCGCAGATCTCAAGTTGTCAGATATGTCAGCACAGTCTCCGGTAGGCACAACACTAGCTATTTTAGAGCGCACTTTAAAAGTAATGAGTGCGGTGCAGGCACGGATACATTACTCCATGAAACAGGAGTTCAGGCTGTTAAAGAACATCATTCGGGACTATACCCCTGAAGAGTACAGCTATGAGCCGGAAGAAGGCACCCCTAAAGCCAAGAAAGGCGACTATGACATGGTAGATGTTATACCGGTGTCAGACCCCAATGCAGCAACAATGGCGCAAAAAGTTGTGCAATACCAAGCCATTCTCCAGTTAGCTCAATCAGCTCCACAGATATATGACATGCCATATCTGCATAGACAGATGTTGGAAGTGTTGGGAGCAAAAAATGTTACTAAGCTGGTACCGGCTGGATCCGATGACCAAAAGCCACGCGACCCTGTATCTGAAAATATGGATGTCCTCAATAACAAACCATTGAAGGCTTTTATATATCAGGATCACGAAGCACATATAGCAGTTCATACTTCTGCGATGCAAGACCCCAAAATAATGCAGTTAATAGGTCAGAACCCGAAGGCACAATCAATGATGGGCGCTTTGCAGGCGCACATTGCTGAACACGCAGCGTTTGAATATCGCAAACAGATAGAAGCACAGCTTGGCGTTCCATATCCAGCGCCGGATGCTGAGATGGATGAGGACACAGAAGTCCAGATTTCCAGACTTGCAGCATTGGCAGCACAACAGTTACTCCAGAAGAATCAAGCCGAAGCACAACAACAGCAGATCCAGCAACAGATGCAAGACCCGCTTGTACAAATGCAACAGAAAGAGCTTGAGCTTCGTGAGAAAGATATTAACATCCGTGAGAAGAAAGTTATGGCAGATGCGGCAGACAAGGCTGACAGACTGGAACTAGAAGAAGAGCGCATTAATTCTCAGGAACGCATCGCAGGCATGCAGGTAGGCGCCAGAATCGCCACAGATAAAGCAAACCTTGACGCAAAACAACAACAAGAAGCACTGGAAATGGTCCTTGATGCAGCAAAAGAAGCTGACCAGATTCAGGCTACACAGAGCCCACCACAACCTATAGGAGAGTAAATGAGCAATGACTTACTGAAGTATATTTCAGACAAACTTGAAGAGCAGCGCCTACTACAAGTAGATGATGTGTCGCTCGGAAAGGCAAAAGAGTTTGGGGACTATAAGTTTTCGTGTGGGGTTATTCGAGGGATTCTTATAGCAAAAAACATAATTATTGAGACAGCAGTTAAATTGGAGAGAGATGATGACTGAGTTAGTGATTGGAGAAGATCCAAACAATATTGATGCGACGACTGTACTACCTGAAACGCAGGAGAAAAAGGCAAAACAACTGCCGGATCCATCAGGATACCGCATTCTATGTGCATTGCCGGAGATAGATGAAACTTATGACAGCGGCATCGCCAAAGCAAACAAGACGATGGAGTATGAGGAGCTTCTGACTACGGTGTTGTTCGTGATTAAGATGGGGCCGGATTGTTATAAAGATGAGACTCGGTTTCCGTCTGGTCCGTGGTGTAAAGAAGGCGATTTTATCCTTGTTAGACCACATACAGGCACTAGGGTGAAAATACATGGGCGGGAGTTTCGCATTATTAATGATGATTGTGTGGAAGGGGTTGTAGACGATCCACGCGGCATTTCCAGAGCCTAAAGGAGGCACACATGGCGTTACAAGAAAAAAAGCAATTAGATGAAGAAGTTATAGACGAAAATGAAGAAGTTACTGGTGAAGATGAAGACGAGTTGAAATTAGAGATTGAAGTTGAGGACGATACTCCTCCGCAAGATCGTGATCGTACACCAATGCCAAAAGAGATTGTTAAGGAACTCGATGAAGATGAGTTAGAAGAATACTCTGAAGCGGTGAAAAACAAGATTGTTAAATATAAGAAGGTGTACCATGATGAACGCAGGGAGAAAGAACGTGCTTTTAGGGAACAGCAAGAAGCTATAGCGGTAGCCAAAAAACTACTTGAAGAAAATAAATCTTTAAAAGATACCCTTAATAAGGGCGAGCAGACCCTTGTTGATTCTTATAAGCATTCCGCAGATATGGAGCTTACTGCTGCTAAAAAAGCCTATAAAGAGGCATATGAAGCAGGGGATTCGGAAGCTGTTGTTGCGGCGCAAGAGGCGTTAACTTCAGCAAAAATACGTTCTGAACAAATAAATAATTACAAACCGTCTTTACAACCGGAAGAAAATAGTGTAGATATAGAACAAACGGTGGCACAAAAACCACAGTTTGATGAGAAAACTGTTGAATGGACACAACGTAATACGTGGTATGGGCATCCTGACCATGAAGATATGACCTTGATGGCGTTTGGGCTACACCAAAAACTAGCCAAACAACGTGGTCAAGAATTCATCGGAACTGATGAATATTGGAAGGAAATTGACGACTCCATAAAACGTCGATTCCCTGAGATGTTCGAGGACGATGAGCATATCCAAACTACTACCGAAGATGAAAAACCGGTGGTACGTACACCAAATAAGCCAGCTACTGTTGTTGCTCCGGCTTCACGAAGTACAGGCTCGAAAAAAGTCAAATTGACATCGTCCGCTGTGGCTTTGGCAAAGCGACTTAATTTGACCCCTGAACAATACGTAAAAGAAGTCTTAAAACTGGAGAATAACAATGGCTAATCAAAGAAAAGAAGTAACCCGAGAATTTGATGGACGGACTTCGCATGAGCGTCCTAAACATGGCAACCAGCTTCACGCTTGCCTGAACCGGATAAACAGCCGGGGTATGCATATAAGTGGATACGTATATCCATCCAAAACAACCCTGATGCTAATAACTTATCCGCAAAGCTGAGAGAAGGTTGGGAACCTGTGAAAATAGAGGAGCAACCGCGTATGCACTTGCTGCCAGTCCAAAATAGTCAGTTTGAGGGTTGCGTTGAGGTTGGTGGATTGTTGCTTTGCAAGATTCCAGAAGAGCTTATGACCCAGAGAAGGGAGTATTTTTCTGGTAAAAATAGGTCTCAGATGGAGTCTGTGGACAACAATTTCATGCGTGAGAATGACCAAAGAATGCCGCTGATCAATGAAAAGAGAACCACGGTGTCTTTTGGTAAAGGTAAATAACTTAATTTTTAGGAGAAGTTAAAATGGCATATCCTTCCGTAACAAGCCCATATGGGCTTATTCCGATCAATTTGGTCGGTGGGCAGGTCTTTGCTGGTTCTACTCGCCTTATCCCTATTGCTGCTGATTCTGCTACAGCCATTTATTATGGTGACGTAGTAACATTGAACAGCAACGGTGATCTGAGTAAAGATACCGGTACTGACGCTGCTACTCCCGTTGGTGTATTTCTGGGTTGTACTTACACAGATGCTACCTACGGTCAGACATTCCGCCAGTATTATCCGGGTGGCGTAAGTGCCTCCGATATTGAGGCATATGTTCTGGATGATCCCGATGCTCTATTTAAAGTGGCTGTATGCGACGTTTACAACTCTGCCACGGTTACGTATGTAAACCGCACGGCTGTTGGTAACAACGCTGTTTTAGCTCAGAATACGGGTTCTACTATTACTGGTAACTCCAAAGTCGGTATTGACGACGCGGTAGGCACCACTGCGACGTTTCCGGTGCGTATTATTGATGTTGTGCCTGAGACCCATACTTCTGGAAATCCCGGTTCCTACACAGAAGTTATTGTGAAATGGAACGCTGGCATGCACCAGTATGATAACCCAACTGGTGTATAAGGAGATAAATAATGGCAATTTCACGCGCACAATTACTTAAAGAACTGCTCCCCGGCTTAAACGCCCTTTTCGGTCTGGAATATGCCCGTTATGGCGAACAGCATAAGGAGATTTTTGAAACTGAGACCTCTGAGCGTTCATTCGAAGAGGAAACCAAGCTGTCTGGCTTCTCCGCTGCCCCGGTAAAGAACGAAGGTTCTGCTATCGCTTATGACAACGGACAGGAAGCATGGACATCTCGCTATACTCACGAAACCATTGCTCTTGGCTTCTCTATAACTGAAGAAGCTATTGAAGATAACCTGTACGATTCTCTGTCGTCTCGTTATACAAAAGCTCTGGCTCGTGCTATGGCGTACACCAAGCAGACCAAGGCTGCTGCGGTGCTTAATAATGGCTTTGACTCCGACTACACAGGTGGTGATGGTCAGCCTTTGTTCAGTGCTTCACATCCGCTGGTTTCCGGTGGTACAAACTCCAATATCCCGTCTACTGCGGCTGATTTAAACGAAACCTCCCTTGAGGCAGCAGTGATCGACATAGCAGGTTGGACGGACGAACGTGGACTTCTGATTGCGGCTCAACCCCGTAAGCTGATTGTCCCGCCGTCACTGATGTTTGTTGCTACCCGACTGCTGGAAACGGAGCTGCGTGTTAGCACCGCCGATAACGACATCAACGCTATTAAGAGCAATGGGTCGATACCGGAAGGCTACACAGTCAACAACTTCCTGACTGACACTGACGCTTGGTTTATCAAGACAGATGTGCCAAATGGTCTCAAGCACTTCATCCGTGCTCCTCTGGCTACTTCAATGGACGGTGACTTTGATACAGGTAACGTCCGTTATAAAGGCCGTGAGCGTTATTCGTTCGGATGGTCTGACCCGCTGGGTATGTATGCCTCAGAAGGTGCAGCATAAAACCTTTTTAAAGGTTTGATAAAGGGGGCTTTGGCCCCCTTTTTTATTGTTTTTTGGGGTTTTATTGAGCAAATTACCTATATCAAGGGCTGAAGCCAAAGCATTGGGGGCACTGAGGTACTTCACTGGGAAACCTTGCAAACATGGGCACCTTGCACCTAGTCTAACTAGTAGTGCGGAATGTGTTGAATGTCATGCTATTAGGCGGCGTTTGTATATGCGTAAGTGGGCGGCCAACAACCCCAAGGTAAGAAGACGAAAAGCCGCCAAGTGGTACAATAAAAACCGAGAATTAGTCCTAAAACGTACTAAAAGGTGGAAACAAAATAACCCAATACATGCTGCAAGTCTTAGAGCAAAATATCGTGCTAGTTATATAAAAGCATGCCCCGCGTGGGTAGATGACGCACACATGGATAAAATACGTGAAATTTATAAGTTATGCCGTAAAACTTCTAAAGAGACTGGAGTTATGCATGCTGTCGATCACATTGTACCCCTACAGGGTAAAACCGTTTGTGGTTTACATGTTTGGTGGAACTTGCGCGTGATTACCCAAGAAGAGAATAACCGTCGTCCAAAAGTCTGGGATGCAACTATGTCTTGACCCTAACCAATTAAATTGCTATAACTGGCTGAACCAAGATTAACACTCATACCG